TGGGTTACCCCATCTGTCCTAAAGTTCCCCGTAAGGGGGTGTGATTATCACACGGACAGGCCGAGTCCATCACCGTCAAAGGAAGGACGGTGGGACTTCAAAGAGTGGCACAAATGTGCACCACGCTGTGGTCTTCACGTTTCGACACTTCACCTTGCCTTTTAGGCTAGTGGTGAATGGTAGCTCGGAGACAAGAGAGGACTCAGCTTGCTGAAGGGCGGCTAGATACCGTCCAGCATCAGGCAACTCGAGGCCGGATTCGATCCGATACTCAAACCGCCTATATGCCCAGCAGGGGCCAAGGTTGTTCCACTCATCATCACGAACTAAAGCCGCTCCTAATTTATCAACAAGGATTGTTGAGTGTTTAGGTAACCTACGGGAGTGTTTCTTAATTCCCGCGTGGGCCTTGTCGAGGGTTTGCCTCACGGCAGACCAGACGAGACCGGCTTTTAATCCATCACGAGATGGCACCATTGTCATCTTACCTTTTGCGCATTTCTGCGCTAAGGAGCAGATATAGTCGAAAACGCGTTGGTTTGCTAGCTTTGTGTTTCGCTTACACCAATTATGGTAGGCGTTAGCGATATGGATTAGGTCCATGGCATTGTCAGTGGCATCCTCAATATAGAAAGGAGTCACGTCGCGGCCAAGGAAATAGTGTCCACCACAACTCTCACGGAACCCTCCACTCCTGAAGCTCTTTCGGCTATTAACCGTAAAGCCACAAAAGTTAAGGGTCTCTACGACAAAATCGTAGTGACGTGAGGGGACGACAATGTCGTCACCGTAAACCTTACAGGTCCTGTCCATGACATTACCGTAGGGTTCGTTTGCCTCAATAGATGAGGAAGCTAGTGCCCAGAAGATTAGGGTTTCAAGTTCGAATGTGAACCCGTTCCCCATACCACTGAACATCTCTAACTCATGTAATGAACCATCGGGCATGATTACCCGGTGGGAGCGTACGGAGTAGAGAACATCAAACCAACGACTTGGTAGGAGGTCCATAACCAGACGACATGTAATACTATCGCTGGCTGCACTGAGATCAATGGTGCTAAGATTGAACTCATTGCGCCATGAACCGAGATACGCTAGGTACCGGTTGACGGACTGGTCCGACAAATTGATACCAACCTCATTCCTGAGGCGTTTGCGGATCATACTACCAATCCCCTTTTGTAAATAGATGTTCATCCGCGGATCGATTACAATACATCGGTCCTTGGTGGCATCCTTGGGGACGGTGGCAAACCTACTGCCAACGACGCGCCTAAGGGCGACGCCGCTAGCATCCCATCTCGGGCTCTGAGAAATCACGAGTTCCGCGATGGGGTAGGCCTCACTGGTTACCTCTAATTCACCATGCACGTACTTGAACGACTGATCGCCAAAGCGGCGAGGAAGGTCGAAAGTCGCGCCAGAACTAAAGGAGCAAGAACGAGCAAACTCAACGGGGTCGAACCGACCAAGAACATCTGCAATTTTCCGCTGCGCCATCAACATGATGCCGTTAGAACGGAGCGCTTGCGCGCTTGCAGGTGTTTTAGCCAGCTGACCGCTGTTAAATTGACAATTACGGGCTTCTTGTTCAAGGAAGCCCAACCGCGCGACCTCTTCGGTATCCACGCCGGTCCTCAAACCCGTCCACTTACGCGCTATTGAAGCGGCAAGGTAGTCGGGGGAAAAGGATTCGGCAGTGTAATATCCGGTAGGCTCGCACCGGAGCTCAGAAACAGCAAGATCGCACCCGCGAGATAAATCACGAGTGACAGATCGTACAGCCTGGCTTTCCGGGAGAGACCTGAGGATCGCAAGGATCGCCTTGCGTACCAATATTGTCTGAGACATACAACTTTACTCCAGAGGAGAGAAACGAGGTTAAACAAAACCTTACCAGAAGGTCTCGCCATTGAGAACACCAGCTACTTGAGTCGAACCCAAGGCAGCAATAAGTGCTTCAATGACGTGACCTGTGTCGACATCGCGAGATGCCGGCAAAGTAAAGTCAACGCGAGCGAACGCTTCGCGCTCCACCGTCTTCGTGGCGTCCAGGTGATCCTGAACGTCAAAGCGGAGATTCAACCGCATAGTAGCGCGGTCTGGCTCCGTCTTGCCGTTGCCCGGTTTAGGGACAATGACAAGATTCTGGTGGTTGTCTGCGGAACGATAAGACATCGATCCGTTCCCGTTTCCCCCAGCTGGGACCAACTCGATCGAAGTAGTATTGATCGTGATGGTTACAGGGCTTACATTTGGCATGATACATGCTCCTTATTTGAAATTAAGGCGCTGTCGCAAAAGCGCGACAGATGAAATCGCCCTCTCGGTTCGGAAAGGATTCCTAATACGAGGTTTGTGGGGTTGAGGGGAACCGTAGATGTACGGCGAGCGTCTGAAGTAAACGCTCTCGGCGGCAATACCATCGGATCCAAGGATCAGATCCGGTAAGGCATCGATACCGTACGCACGGACTACGGACGTGGTTGTAACATTGAACTCAGTATAAGAACCTCCAAGGAAAGAGAGGCCCTTATCATATCCAAGTAAACGCAGGTAATCCCCGATGGGGAGCACCCAATCAACTAGGAGGGACCATAAAGGTACTGAATCCCATGCTACCGCAGCAAGGTTCGTAAATCCCATCTCCTTAGCCAGAACAAGGTTAGGATCTGAGACTTTGAACCACAGCGAGCACTTGTCTGTACGCGTCGATGTGTGTGAGAGCTCAACGGCGGCTAGTCTGCCGCTATACGTTGAGTTCACTCCATATAACGTCACAGCAGCAATGCCCTGCTGAGTCTCCTGAGCGTGGCGGGATCGTCTTGCGACGACGAGCTGATTCTCACGGAGGCTGCGCTGGCTCTGTTCAATGGCACCCTGTGCGTCATAAACCATAGGTCTGAGACCATACATCGTTTCAAGCCATAAGTCAGCTGACTTTCTGGCCGAACTACGATAACGCTTCCATTCCTTCTCCGACATATTTCGTCGTTTTTGGATAAGGGAGCGCTTCCGCAAGACTTGGTAAGAATTAGTCAAAACGGAAGGGTCACGACGCCTAACAGAACGCACGAGGCCGGCTATACGCCGGATATAGGTCGCGGCAAGGGCAATATTCTGCCGTGCCTCCACCATAGCCTGTGCAGCGTTGAAGCTCTCGTTCTTGATGTCGCTCATCGCGTCATTTTCAACGAGGTGCTTTTGGCTGTCCAGGATTCGCTGGGGAGCGGTAAGTTTAACCCGCCCTGAAGCGTTACGGTGGACCCATGCACTACGTGCTTGGTACTTCCAATTAGGCCATCCTTGTACGGCGCGTCCCTGCGGATAATGTTGAATCCGTGGAGCGTATACCGTTGGGGACATCCCATCCCATGATTTGTCAAAGACATAGGGAAGGGGGGGCCGCCACCCATTAGACATAACAGACCGCTGGACGTCCGATCGCTGCTTTAAGCGCGAGTAGGATATCTCAGAGCCTGATGTACCCTCAAGTTTCTGAGGGGGCTTGCCTTTTGGGTTATTCCGGGCGTAAGAGATTGCCTCGGATTCAGATGAGAAAAGAGGGCCATGAAGGGGTGAATACCCCCCGTGTCCATTCTCACATCTGGGCCGGAGTACCGACAGAGTTTTATTTTCGACTCTCATATATGCTCCTTGAGGGCATACACAAGATACCTGAAGTAACAGGTACACCCAGTGTGGGTGGGCGAAAGCCATTTGCGG